GGTGTTAACACTTTCGTATCCATATTTTCTGAGGGTCTTACCGAACAATCTTCCTATTTGTTTTCCATCATACACTTCGGTGCCATCTTTGTATTGATTGAAATGACCAATCGCTTTTCCATTGAATGTGTTTGCTATCAACATGAATTTTGGTGAATTCTGTTCAAGCACCTCAATCAAATGCTCAATCGGTCTATCAAAATGTTCAAAGTACTCCGATGCGAAAATCAAACTTGTTCCGGGCTTTTCAACTTGTGATAGGTTCTCAATGATTTTGAAATTATGTTTCTCACCCAACTCTGTTGCCATCTTATACTGGTAACTATCTTTTAGATTTGTACCATAAACGGTTGAGTTTGGAAACAACTCTTTCATACCAGCTGTAGTATAACCGAAACCGCATCCTAAGTCAATAACATTATCAACATTACCTATGTATTCAACTATACTTTTACCAAACATAGACTTGGGTGCATTGATTTCTTTGAGATACCTTCTGGAATATTTTGACCAGCACATCCACACTTCGCAAAAATAATAAGCATCAGAGTAAACAGAATAGTCTGGTGTTGTATCTAATGATGCATACCATCTATTCTCAAGGTCTTTCATTTGACGCATATCATCATCTGGAATGATTGCGCCATCATGCGCTTTCATACAATTCAATGTGACTTTGAATGCGGTATCAATATCAATATCTGCAACCTTAGCACAGTTTTCAAGATATCGTTTTAGACCTTCTTTACCAATCTCATTAACAATACTCATTAATCTGGTTTCCAGTTACGGATAAGTTTCATTCCATATTCGTTGGTACCTTCTGGAATTACCACATCAGGTTTCATTCGCAGTTTATTTACCTTGAATGGATTGTAGTCAACATAATGATGCCAACGACCATAACGCCAAACAACTCTTGCAACATCTGGATGCATATCAGCAAGCATCTGCGACTTGTTGATTGTACCGCTACTGTTGTAACCAGTCTTCTTAAAGTTTTCATCGGCATCTGCAAATTCTTTATGATAGAATTCTTCTGTGTTACCACCCTTAACTGTTTGTGTAGCCGCTTTGCCTTGCAAGAATGCATTGAATTGAATTGTGCAATCACCATCTTTCAATACACGGAGACAAATATCGGTATCTTCATTGTACCTACCACGCCAACGATGTTTACAATCATTAGAGATTAGCAAGCAAGAATAGATTCGTGTGTTGGTTACAAACGGAGGATACTTAGAGTTTGGTGCAATGAAGAACCTATACTGAAAGCCAGAGATTGGCACATTCTCAAAGCGGTCAACAAAATCTTCGGCTGCTCGGAAGATAGCACCAGATTCAACACGATATCTTTTGTTCTGATTCAATCTATAGAAATCAGAAATGTTATCATCTAGTACCCAATGTTTTTCAGCGCCAATTTGAATCGCATGATCCCAACACCAATTTCTAGCACGACCAGGACCATCGCCATGATTACTGAATGGCGCAACTAGCAATGTAACATATGGGCGAATCTTAAATTCATCCAATGCTTTCTCATAGTTATCTAGGTCTTGTGGTTCAATCGCAATGTAATGAGGAACTTTCATACGTGCGAGTGAACGTGAGGTCAACATGGATTCATGGCGACCTTTAGAAATAATATAAACTGGATATTTGGGATTGATTATCATTCTACGATCCAACGATTCAGAGAGTTTTCTTCAACATCAAGTTTTGGATACCAAATACTTTTACTCTTATCAGTTAATGCTTGGTCAATCAACTTGGCAAAAGCTAAGTAGTCTTCTTCATTTCGGAAGTTCACATACAGTTGTTTCCAAGGTGGATTATCATTCTGGTCAAAGGTTGGCATACCTTTCCAATACTTCTTAAAGAATTGGTCTCTGGTAAGCAATGAATCATCAACTTCAACTACAGGAAGTTTTTCTTCTAATGTTTCTTCATCATCCATGAATTTAGAAACATCATTGATTTCATCACTCTCAAAATCAAGACAACTTTCATACTCGGTAGTTTCATTAACTTTTACATCGCTCATTTTGAATGCCTTACAATTTTCTTAATTAACTTAGTTTGACGTTTTCTTGCCATCTGCATAGCAAGAGGCTTAACTTTCTCAAGGAATACTTTACCATCAAGATGTTCTAGTTCATGCTGAAAGCATTGTGCGGTTATACCACGCAACCACAATTCTTTTGGCTGTGAGTATTCATCATAGTAATGTACAAGAATACCTTCATATCTAGGTACGCCAACAAACAACGCTGGATATGACAAGCAACCTTCACGCATTAGTTTTGGTTCACCATCAACATCAATAATTCTTGGGTTGATACAAGTCATTTGAAATTGGTCTGTACCAATAACAAACATTCTAAACTTAAAACCACATTGATTAGCTGACAATCCAACACCATTGTATGTTTTCATTGTCAACTTCAATTGCTTAATAAATTTTTGAATTTCTGGTTGCATGACTTGCGACATATCAAATTCTTCAACTGGTGTTTTTAGAATTGGATTACCTTCTGTCAGAATAGGTAATGGTAGAATTTGTTCTTCTACAACTTTGGTCGGAGACTTTGACTCCGTATTAATAACTAAAATATCATCATCATTCATTTTACTATCCTTGAAAAATTATTTACCTTCTCAAACCGAATTAAGTTTCTAAACTTATCTTGCAGTATGTCACCCTTATGTGATATCACAAACAGATTAACATCTTCAAGCATTTGAAGAATTGTCATCAAGTACTCGGTACCATTATTATCTAGGCTACTGTCAAACACTTCATCCAAAATTAACAAATTAGTATTAGTAGAATTCTTAAGTTTTGCTACTGCTCTCCATGTCAACATAAGTGCCATATCAATTCTTTGTTTCTCACCTTCACTAAACGATGCATAACTAAATTCATCACGATGGCGTGACTTGATTGTTTCTTTGAACGATTCATCAAGATTAAAATTTACAAAGAAATCCAGCGATGCTAGATACTTATTTACCAACTTGTTTATGATAGGCAAATACTGTTTAATAATTTTTGTTTTGATACCAGTATCTTTTAACAACAGAGAGGCGGCTTCAAGATATGTTTTTTCTTCTATTAACAATTTCTTTTTGGATTCTAGTTGCTCTAATTGTGTTTTCAATGCGAGAAGTTTATTGGTCTCCGAAGACAAGTCTTCCTTGGATGATGACAATACTCCTATCTCTTTTTGCAATTTACCTATGTACTTATTTAATTCCACAATAGTGGAGTTATTGGATGCAACAGCAACTTGCTTGACTTGAATCGCACTAGAAATTTTGGTAATCTCATTCAATCTGTTTTGTTGTGCTAGAATGTCGGCTTCTAGCTTAGACAAACCATGTGTACACTTTTCAGCTTTATCATTCAAATCTTTTACTTGATTATCTTTAAACTCTAGTTGGATACTTTGTCTGCATGTTGGGCAGTCATCGTTATTTAGGAAAAAGTTTATGTCTTTACGATACTTAGACAGATTGGTTTCAATCTGAGTTTCAAACTGGTTCAACTTTTTGAGTTTGTCATTCACCACAGTTTTGTCTTCTATTGCTTTTTGCAACTCTACAATTTGTGTGTTCATTGATTGAATTTCGGTTTGTACCAAATCAATCTCTAGCCAAACATTCGCTACTTCCAACTCTTTGCTTACAATCAATTCATCGGTAGTCTTTTTGATTTTTTCTGTATGTTCTTCTACCAGTTTGTGTTGATTGGAACACAAGTCTAATTCATGCTTGTTACTCTGAACAGTTTCTTTATTGATTGAATGTTTATCTTTCAACAAACTATTCATGGTAGAAAAGATTTGAATGTCCAGCAAATCTTCAATGATTGCTCTGCGGTCAGCCGCAGATAGTTGCATGAATGGCACAAAAGATGCTGAACCGAGAATGACAATCTGTGTGAAAGACTTATAATTAAGTTTGAGAATAAATTTCTCTAGGTGTTCTTGGTAGTCTTTTACAGCCGCATCTTGATTCAACATTTCACCATCAACATAAATTTGAAAGATGTTTGGCTTGATACCACGAACAATCTTAAAATTCTTGCTTCCGATACTAAACTCACACTCAACGACACAATCTTTTTGATTGATTGAGTTTACCAACTGTGGTTTATTGATAGAACGAAATGGTTTTCCAAACAAAACAAAGCACAGCGCATCAAGCAAGGTAGACTTGCCAGCACCGTTTGTTCCTACTACCAGTGTGTTGGTACTATTACACAGATTAATTTCTGTGAAGTAATTACCAGTGGATAGAAAGTTCTTAAATTTTATCGCTTTGAAAAAAATCATTCAGTCACTTCAACATTCAAAGATTCAACATATAACTCACGCATTAGATTCTTTAGTTTATCAGAATCTACATCAAGTGTCAACCCATCAATATACTTGGAAAGAATAGTCATGGTATCTTCCGCTTGGTCAACTAGTTCCTGGTCATCATCTATTGTGGTATCAGAAAAATCTTCTACCACAGCCACATCGGATACACCAGCTTTGTTTAATTGCTCAAGCACATAATCAAAAAGATAAGCATTTGTTTTGTTTACCACAACCACTTTAACATAAGTGTCTTTGTGTACCGAGAAGTCATATGCTTTCCAATACTCAAACGATTGTGATTCATCATCATAGCTAATCTTATAGAACATTCTACATGGATTTGAAACGAATGTCAACTCTCTTGTCTCGGTATCAAAGATATGGAAACCTCTCGGATCATTGTAATCTGTCCAGGTAATTTCGTATTGATTACCAAGATAGTGAATCGTACCATCCGAAGACTTGTGGTGAAAGTGTCCAGATAGAACCATATCAAACCTGTCAAAGATTTTCTTATCTAAACCACCGTGACAAACATTACCTCTGTCCATTTCAAAACCAGAAATCTCAAAGTGCCCAAAGACAATTTCCGACTTTGTGTCTCGCAAAAACTGAAGTGAATTTTCGTAGTTGGATGAATTGATCCATGGTACCAATGCGATTGGAAGACTATCATAAGTTCTTTCAACAGGATCAATAAACACATTGATGTTATCATACCTATCAAACAACTCATGCATGGCATTGATTTCGTTTGTGTTCTTGTATGTCACATCATGGTTACCAACGATAACATCCATCTTGATGTTTTCTTTTTCAAGTACATCAAAGAATCTTTTGCGCCAAGAATTCAAAATGACATAGTTGATAAATTTTCGTCTATCAACAACATCACCGAGATGGACAATTTGTGTGATGTTGTTTTCTTTCAAGTAAGGAAAGAATGTGCCTTCCCAAAACTTAAAGAAAAATTCATTGAACAATAAACTATCACCACGTGCGCCAGCATGTGTATCATTAATTAAAGCAATCTTCATAGGGTGCTTTTTGTAGCAACTCTCTTACGTAATTCGGTTGTAGAAAAACTGTGCTTGCGTTGATTGAAATAAATTCTAATACCACGGTCTTCACAGATTTGTTTACCAGTAAACTCTTTATCTTTGTATTCTTCACCAATTATTCGCAATGAAATTGGCAAGAACATGAGCATGTCTTCCAAATCTTTTTCAGTTTGGTAAACAATAATCTCATCAACAAACTTAACAGCAGATAGTTGAACGAATCTTTCAACAACAGACTGAATAGGTTTATTTTTTACTTCTGGTCTATCAAGCGATGGATCTATTTGCAAACCAACAATCAAGTAATCACAAATAGATTTAGCTTCCGCTAACATCAAAATATGACCAGCATGTAACAAGTCAAAAGTGGAACAAGTAAAACCAATTGGTTTACCTATCTTATCATCAGGCAATACTAGCATCATTATACTCCATAAATTAAATTTTGTCAGGTAATTGTTCG